TCGTTCATGTTGGGTATCTTTCTATTAGTCGGGTTTATTTAGCTTGCTTGTTGTATATCTCAACGGTATCACATAGATAGAACGGTACGCCTAAAAGCCCTATAGGCATTAGGTCTGCAGCGTCAACTTTAAATGAACCGTCGCCCATATCTTGGCCAAGTTCGCGGCCATGCGAACCCAACAGATAGCCCAAAATGTATACGGTTTGTTCGTCTACGCGGCATTGAATAAAACGGGCGTTGTCTTTATCGTGACGGCGTATATATAAATCGTCGCGCGTTGCGCTTGCCCTTACTTGTAGTTGTCCTACGTCGCCTTGTAGTTTTGCAAACCCTTCCGTTACAGCGCCACCCCAAAATTGTTGCGTTGCTTTTGCTACGGCTTGTTCGGCTATTGCGCCAATTATGTCTTTACCAAATTTTAAATGGTCGGCTACAAAACTTAGGGTTTCTGGCCGATTACTTTTCTTGCCGCTTATTCGACGGTCAACGCCTGCGTATGCGGCTGTTCGTAGTTCGTCTAGCGTTAACGTTACTTTTAAACCAAATACGGTTGGGTCGTTTGTTATTGCTTCCATGGTGTCGGGTTCCTTAACGGTTTGCGTTTTGTGCAGGCTTTTAAATCTTTGTGGCTGTATAACTTTTTGGTTGGGTTAGTTTTGTGCTGTGTTTCTTTTAATGTTTGGCCGCAAACGTCGCATTTCATATACCGATAATTACGGCCATGGCGGCGGTGATTACAGCGGCAGCAAATTTGTGTTCGTCGCTTGGTGTTCCGTTTAAATACTTTTCGCGCAATATTGCTAGTTCGTCTAATAAAATACTATGGTCAACAGGCTTAGGCGCTGGTATAAAGTTAGGTCTAAATACTTCGTCTACAAAATTTTTAAAAGTTTCTGCGTACTTTTCTGTATACATCTGTCGGGTACTTTCTGTTAGGCCTGGGTCGGGTATCGGGTATTCGGTCATGGGTTAGGCAACGCCCAAGGGCCGTACCCTGAATTATGCCATATGGCTAATGCAGAGTTTGTGTTTACTATCGGGTCAAATAGGTCGTTACAGGTTTTTAGTATGCCCTGGGCTTGTAACCAGCCTGTAGGCCAATACTTGTTAGGTCGGCACCAATAGCCATTTATTTGGTAAATTCCATAGCTGCCGCCTGCCGTGTCTTTACCGTTGTAGGCGTCGGCTTTACAGCCGCTTTCACGGTAAATAATGCGCGCGACGGTACCCATTTCAGTTAATGGCCAGCCCGCTTGTCGGGCTAGTTGTAGCGCATATTGGCAATCTGTTAACGGTTTAACCGTGGTAGTAGTCAACGGCAACATAGGCGCCAAATAGACCGTAACGGGGGGCGTTACAGGTAGGGCACTAGGCGCGTCGTAAGCGTCGTAGGCGTACGCAAGCCCCGCCATGCTTATAGTTACAGCCGTAAAGATTTTGGCTATTAAAAAGTTCATGCAATACCCCTTTTTCGTCGGTCTTAAAACCGTAGTAGACGCTTACGCGCTAGGTGGTGATACTGGCCTAAGCCCTTGTAGGTACAGGCTTACAGGTTCGGGGGTTTTGTCGCCTGGGTAGTAAAACCAATGCCAAGGTTCGGCGGGCATGACCTCTAATGACCAGCCAAATAGTGGGCCGTGTTCGCACATAAAGGCAAACGTTTCGCCTTCCATGTTTGCGTAGTCAACGGCTAAACCTAAGTTATGTCGACTACTACCAGGTGCAGCTAGTGGGGCGTTGCCTGGGCGTAGGTAATATTTGCGGCCCTGCCATGTTCGGGTAGACGCGCCTTCGATAGGTTGCAGGGTGTAGCGCTGTAAAAATCCTGCGGTTTGTTGCGCTAATGACCTATAGCAATCGCCTTGCGAAATTGGTTTAAATTGTTTTATGCCTGCAGCAAACGCGGCGGTTCGTATTGCGTTGTATGCGTTGGCGGCGCGCGGGTGCAGTTTGCCGTACGGTTTTATATCTATAAGCATATTGGCGGGTAATTCACCTGGCGTAACGTGCCCCAACGTGGCAGGTAAAACAAGTTTTTTAACTGGCGGTATTGTCACGGCCAAAAGCTTTATCGCTTGGGTTAGCCCAACGCATTAGCGGCGGTAACAATGCAGCTATAGCGGCTTTACCTAAGTCGCCTGGTTTGGTGTTGCCCGTCATATAGACGGCTAGTACGGCGGCAATTACTGACCGCCCGTAACTCGATAAAAGCGCTTTAAAATTTTTCATGGTTTGTTACGTGCCCGTCTATTTTTTGTTCTATGCGGCCTAATGCTTTATATGTTTCGGCGTGTTCTTTACGGCTTGTTTTGTCGGCGCGGTTAATTATTGCGACTAAAACGGTAAAACCGCCTGCGACAAGTGCAACCCATAACGCCTGCATTAGCCAAGTAACAACGCGACTTCATCGGCTGTAATTCCTAGCCTGTCAAGTACGGCCTGTTTTTGTTTGGCTTTGTCGTTGTCGGCTTTTATGCGTACTTTAGTTTCGGCTTGGTCTTTTAATAGTTGTTCTGTTTCGGCGTCGTTCATGTCGCGTTCTGTTTGTTGGCCTGTTGTGCAGTCAATTTCTAAAACTTTGTTCATGATTTTGCCAATCCGTAAATATCTACTGTTCCCGATACGGTGGCTGCGCCGCCTGTAAATAGGCTAAAACCGTCAAAACTTGTCGTTAAAACAAATGATGAACCGCCGCTAAAAGTGTACCAAGTAGTAGTTGCTGCATCACCCATTAAGTTATTAAAACCAAGCGTTGTATAATCGGTTGCCTGCGGATTTGCCACCATTATATTCATGTTTGCGCCTCTGTTAGCACTTGATGAATGCAAAATAAAAGATGTTGCGGAACCGTTTACAGTGCTGCCATTATTAGCCGTATAGGTTGCATTGTAATAATAAACTGTATTGTAATTTGCAGTGGTGTTGTCTGTTGCGCTTGCCCTTAAACGCATATTTAAAGCAGTGTTAGCACTTGTCGTTAAGTTGGTAACAATTTGGTAATTCGTGTATGCAGATGTAAAACAGTTATTAAAATTGGTTGTTGATGCTGCCGCAATAGTTGTGCGACTAATAAGTGTTAGCGCACTTGCAATAGGCCCGACAGTAGCCCACGCCGCGCCGTCGTAATACTGCACAACATTTGAAGCCGACAAATAACATAGTTGCCCCTCGGCCAGTACCTTTTCGTTTGCCCCACCAAAACCCGCGTCGCGCGTAACCGTGGTAGCAAATACTGGTACGCCTGTTCCTGCCGACAGGTTCATATTTGCAGCTGTTAAAACTTCCGACGCTGCAAAAAGCGGTACTGATGTTTGTTCGTTTGCCATATTGCCTACTTTACGCTAAAACTGGTTGCGGGTCTTGTATCCCTAATTTACCGTAAATTGGGTCGTTTAAAATAAACTGGTAAACAATAGTTGTGTTAGCCGTGTAGAACGTAACGCGGTGCCCGTTGTTTACGTTTACTTGTATTTCTATGCCCTCTACTGATAGTTCTTGGGCTACTTCGCCGCCTGCAATAGTGTTGGTAATTGTTATAGTGTCGCCAATGTCGACTAGCGCCAAGGTTTCGCGTTGGGGTGTTGTCAACATTAGGTAATCGGTTTGCACGGCGTTAAACGTTGCGACAGGTTCACCTAATAATAGGTAATTAGCCAGGGTTAAAGCTGCCGCGTCGTTATGTAGTTGGCTGTTTGTAATGCTTGTATTTTGAATTAGGTATTTAGCTTGGCTTGCTAGGTCGTCGGCTACTTGTGGGCTTGTGGCGCCTAAGTGTTGAATACTGGCCCTGTTTACTATGACGTCGGCGTTATAGATAATGCCTAAAGAGTTGTACGGTATGTTTGTTCCGTCGTCGTGAAAGTCTGCGACACTACCCGAAAGGGTGTCGCCTATGCGCGGTTGGCTGGTTATGTCGCCTGTCCTCGACATAAAAATACGGCCCTGTTCGGCTTGCTGTATTTCGTCTATGTACGCTTTAACGTTGGTGCCTTCGGCAACGGTGTAGGCAGCTGCCCCGCCTAATGTTTGGGTACCCGTTGAAATGTTGCGCGTTAACGCTGGGTAAGCAACTTCGGGCAGGTCTAATACAGCCGATAGGCGGGCGCTCGATAATTGTTCGGATACGTTAAATTCGGCTAACGCGGTTTGGGCTAGTAAATAGAAATCGTCGGCGCAATATACCGTTACCGTGTTTTGGCCGCCTAGTTCGTAGTTGTAGTCGTACGACACTATTTGCCCTACGAACAGGGTTATAAACGTGTTTAGGCTGTTGTATCTGCCGAACGATACGCGGCGTAAGGGTGCCAGGGTAAACACGCCCTGGGGGTCGACGTAGGGGCTTGATGAGTAAAGCGGGTTTAGGGTGCCGCCTGCCAGCGTGTCGTTTAAGTTAAATGACATTGTTCCAGCGCTAAATTGGTCGCCTACGTCGCGGCGCCCGCGTTTAACGTTTACATTTGTTGAGTATTCCAACATTGGCGCAAACTCTGTCGTACCGTCTAACACGTATTGGGTACCGTTTAATACGCCGCGCGTTGCGTCGTCAAGGGTATACGCGTCAAGCATAAAACCCGTGTCTATAAACAGTTCGTAGTTACCGCTTTCAATAACAGACGTAGCCATTAAGCAACCGCAATATTGGCGGGGCCTGCCGCCCTGTTAAAAGCGCGAATATTGTTTACGATTTCCTCGCCTGTTTGGGCGTTTGCCATTACTCCGCTTACGTTTATGTAATAGTTTTGGCCGCCGCCAGGCCCGCTAAAGTTTGTATCGGGTTTACCAATAGGGGCTAATGCGCCGCCGCCTGTTGCGTTATCAAATCCTGCCGAAATGCCTTTAACGTCGGCAAGTGTTAACCCCTTACCTTGTAGTTTGGCTTGGGCCACGTTGAAAGCGTCCTCGATACCTTTCAAATAACTTTTAGCGTTGGATACGCCAGCACCATAAAACTTGTCGGCCGCTAGTTGCGCTATTAAATCGGCTGCACCCTGGGCAGATTTTACTAATTTGTTTGTTTGTTCTATTGCTGTAGCGCCGCCGTTAATCAGTTCGTCTGCAATATAGGTGCCCGCTTCTTGGCCTGCGGCTAAAACCATTTGTAACGCGTCTTGGCTTAAACCTGCAGTAACTAACTGTTTAACTTTGTCGGTAAACAATATGGCCCTATCGGCAATAGTGACCAGGCCTGATACAAAACCTTTACCAGTTTCGGCGCCCTCTTTCATAGCGTCCGTAAAATTAAATGCTTCAAGTAATGACGTCGACGTATTTTTAGCAAAATCGTCAAACGCCGATTGGGCGTCGTCAAGTTTGCCTTTAGCGTCGTCTAACGCTTTACCCATACGGTCGGTTAAAGCTTTGCTAGCGTCCTCTGTTGCGGCTTGCATTTTCTTTAATTTCTCTGCCGCTTTTTCGGCGGCGCCGCCAACCCCGCCGCCACCTGGCGGGTCAATTTCATTTGCTGCGGCTTCGGCGTCCTCGGCAAGTTTTTTAGCGGCAAAACTGCTGTAGTCCGAGGCCTTGCCCATATTCATAATTCCCGCCGAAAAACTGTCAAAGCTGGCGCTTAATGCGCCTACGTCTATTAGGTCGTCAAACGCTTTACCTAAAAACCCTAAAGCTTTACTAGCTTGGCCCATAGCAAATAGGGCGGTAGCTGCTGTAACTACGGCAAATTTGTATAACGCATTAGCGGCCTTAGCGCTGGTAACAGCAACCTGTTTAAACGCGTTAACCATGCCAGGGCCAAATGAACCCATTTCGTATAGGGCTTGTTGTAAACCTTTTACTAAACCTTTTTCGCCAATTACTTCGGCTACACGTTCAAACGCTGGCGATACTTCGTCGTTAAAGAATTTGACGGCTTTTAAAAATATCGGTAAAAACGCTTGCCCTAAATTGGTTTGGATATTTTCTAGGGTTGCGCCAAGTATCTTTTGCTGGGCTGCTAACCCTGTCGACGTACGGCTAAAATCGCCCTGGGCGTCGGCTGTTTGGTCAAATATAACTTTTTGTGCTGCTAATACTTTTTGTTGCGCGGTTAAAGCTTTATTGCCTGAATATATGCCTAATTCGGTTGCAGCCGCCTTTAAAGTTGTGTCGTTAAGTAGTACGCCGTATTTGCGTAACGGTTCGGCTTCGCCACGTAGCGCGGAACCCAACGCGTTTATAGCTTCGTCTACTGACGTATTGTTAAAAGACGCCAAATCGGCGGCCATTGTGACTAGGCCAATACTGAAATCGGATAAATCTTTACCTGCCAGACCAGCCGATTTACCAAAAATGGCAAACGTGCCCGCCGCTTTCAATGCTGCCGTTTCCGAAATACCAAAAGCCCTACCTGCGGTTTGTGCGAAATTTTCTACTTCTTTAGAAATGGCACCAAATACAACAGTATTTTTACTTATCGCTTCGTTAAAATCTGACGCTTTTTGAATAGCGGAATAACCAAACGCGGCAACGGCAGTAACAGCCGCGCCGATAGCGGCGCCTGCTATTAGTGTTGACTTGCTTAAATCGCCAAACGCTTTTTGTGC